ATACTGGTGAAGGTGTAATACCATCAACAACAACGTTTGACCAGTTAGAACCACCGTCTTCTCGTGTGTGAGCTTGTGACCACCATTCGATACCGTCAGCTGTAGTAGCGTCAACAGTAGTAATGTTAGCAGAAACTCCTGAGATTGGAGAGAATGACCATGAAGCGTTGAATCCTTGTGCCAAGAAGTTTTGAGCGTAGTATTCCTTTGCAGATTCAAGAGAACGTTGCAAGTTCAATACTTTAGCTTCAACTGATGAATCAAGTTTAGCTTTGTCTTTCAACTTGATAAGGAAGTGCATTGTCATGAATGACATAGTAGCCTTCACTGTCAAGTGTTGCTGTGTAAAGTTTTTCTCAAATCCTTGGATTGGAGAGTCAGATGGTGAGATTTCAGCATCTGCAACGAAGTTAGCCATACCAAGACCTGTAAGTCCAATATCTGTAGTGATGCGTTCAGCGTTTGTTCGCTTTGTAGCATATTTCAAATATTCAGAATCTGTAGCAACACCAACTTTCGCTGTAATGTTTTTTACTCGGTTGTCCAAGATAGCTTGGAAGTTCACGAGTAAACCGTTAGAAAAATTCATAATGATTTTAAAGAACTAATTAATAAGTAAAGACTATTTTGTTACGAATTCGCAAACAATAAGTTTGTCTGAAGGTGAACCGTATACTCCAATTTGTCGAACAACTCCAACAGCTGAGTCAGTACCAGTGTTGTTAGCTTTGTCTCCAGTAGAGTTAAGAATCATTTTTTGACCATTGTGAGCAACGTTAGAGTTGTTTACTGTGTCAGCAATGAATTGGTCGTTTTCAGAAATTTTGAAAACGTGCACTGATGCAAGAGCTGCACCTGAAGTAACTGCTGCTGTAGAAACGTATTCTGCTTCTCCAAAAGTAGTAGTGTTATCAGCTGGTACAACGAGTCCTCCAGTGTAAACGAGTACTTGTCCATCCAAAATTGCTTGTGAAGTAGACTTAGCAGCGTCTTTACCGAATCGTCCGTTAGCTGATGTTACATGTGTAAATGCCATAAGTTTAAAAGAACTAATTTATAATTACAGTGTCCATGAGAAATCTTGCCCAGAATTCTTCTTGATTGTTTCAACCAATTGTTTGTCTTTGGCATTTTCGTCATTAGTCACTGATTGTGAACCAGAACCTGAAAAGTCAACAGCTTCCAAAGTCTTTTGAACTTCTTTAGCTTTTTCAACTTTTTCTACAGAATTATTTGGGAATAGGTCATCATATGCCATATTCAAGATTGCACTGAGTTGTCGTTCGTTTTTACCAGTAAGGTTATATGTTTCACCGATATACGACATTAACATGTCATAGTTCTGCTTATTCTGTAACTTTGGTTTAGATGCAATGAAATTACTTTCAAGCACATCTAGTTTGGCAATACGTTCACGTTCCTCAACAATTTTGAGTACTTCATCTTTCTTAACATATCCTTCTGGGGCTTCTGTTTCATATTCAAAGATGTCTTGCTCTTTCTGTTTATAAGTTTGAGAGACTTCTTTTCGTAGTTCTTTGATTTCTGTCAAGAGTGCACTCTTTTCTTCATCTGAACTAGAATTTTTTATTGCCTGTTGCTTATCCCAAATTTCTTTGCGATATTCGTATTTCCAGTCTGGTTCGTTTGGAGCACGCACAGGTCCAGTTGTTGTATTATCAACTTCTGGTTCGATTGTTTTTTCAACCTCTACTGTTTTTTCTGTAGTAACTACAGGTTCAGTAACTTTTGCTGGTGAAGATTCAGCGATTACTTCTGGTTTTTCCTCTGCTACAGTGGTAGCTTCGGGTGCAATACCGAGTTCTCGTTTTGATTCATCCGAAAGGAAGTTATCAAAATTGAAATCGTCTTGTACGTTGTTGTTTGTATCTTCCATATACACCTATGACGCAAGGCGAGCGATTTATGGTTAGTAATAGTATACCTTATTTAAAACTTTTGTCAAGTACTGACTTAGTCTTATCGGTTTTTTTGGTAACCAAGGTTTCGTGCGACCTTTTTTGCGTAATTCTCAACCTGTTCGTTAGTGTTTCCTGGTTTGAGAACTAGTGAACGGAAGTCTCCTTTGAAGTAAGCGTATGCCAATTCGTCTTGATTAGAAAACTTAATTGGTACTACAACTGTAAAGATGAAGTTGTCCAAAAACTTTAGGAAGAATCTGAATCCGTCTTCTTTCTTAAATATCTTTTGTGCAGATTTTACAAGTTCTGCTGCCTGACCTTCTTCTGCATTTGTAATTTCTTGACCATAAGTCTTAGAAAATCCAGCTGGAACAATTCCATTGATGAAGTGTAATTCTGATTCATATCCATCAATTACTTCTTGTTTGATTTCTGGTTTAACTAATGTTAATTTTTCAAGAGCTTTGTTTACAGTTGAATCATCTGCACCATGAATTGGATTATTACCATATTTGGCGATAATCGCATCTGATTTAGATTCTCCACTTGCAATTTCTTCTGCTTGTGCCAATCGGTCAGCTTCTACTAATGTTTTTGCTTTTTTTGTTGCCATAGAACAATTTACACTACATTACCCAGTAGTGATGGGATACTATGTTAATAAGTCTGGTTTTTATACCAAAAACAACCCCTTACATTCTAAGATGAGTTTGGGTTGCCTTTAGCTTTTTCGAGCATTGCTCTGTATTGCTCCTGAGTGTAATTTTCAACAGAAGCATCAACACGAAGTTTTGCAGCGTCAAACTCTTTTTTATTTATTGTTTTAACTTTTTCATCAATTAACGCAACACCAACGGCTTCTTCTGCAATAGCAAATTCAATTGGAATCATATGCGTAAACGGAATGTGTACTGTTTCACCTGCCTTAATATCTTTGTTTGGAACAAATGTTACATTTCTAGTAACACGAATCATATCAATTTGTTTGTTTTCAACAAATGCTGGTGATAGTACGTCAAAGTTTACATGCTTAGCAAGCAGTGCAACTAAGTCTTTTGTAGACAATTCAAATGCTCGTCCTTGTTTGGGAATAATCTTTATGATTCTTCCATCTTCTGCTTTTTTAGAGTATCGAATCATTACTGAGAACTCTGGACCGTTAAAGATAAGTCCTTTCTTTTTGTTTGTTTTTTTCATATTTTATATATAAGGATTTTTAACTAAATCTCTTTCAAGTTCTAGCCTATCTCCATTAATTGCCTTAGCTACTACGTTTGCAAACTTTCGTACCATCTGACGTTCTCCATCAATGAGCGCAATATCATAAATGGTGTTGAACTCATCTTTGCCACGGAATGTTTGTGGTTGTTCCTGAAGTCGTGATAGGAGTCTGAACATAAGCTCACAATCTTTCGTCATAGCAAATCGCATAACGAAGTCTGTAAGTTCTGAGTAGTTAGTACTCTTAAGCGCATTATTCAAATCATCAATTCCTTTTTGTGGAGTATTTAATTCTTCTAGTGCCTTATTTGCTTCCTCAATTTCTTTATTAGATTTCTTTTTGTTTGTTTTTTTAGTTGCCATATATTATCCTAAGTTTCCTTTAGCTCCTCTTCCGATAGAGGCGTTCATAGCGTCATTAAATGGTGTAGATGGTGCTGACGTTGACTTAAATTCTTGAGTCATTGGTCCCATTGGCATAGGTGTATTACCCATTGGCTGTGGTGCATTTGCTCCTTCTGGTCCACCCATTCCTTCAGCTCCAACCATTTGTGCTGGTGTAGGTGCTGGTGGTTTAGGTTTCATAATTCGGTCGTACACATCTTTAGGGAACCAATCAAAGATAGATTCTTTGTTAATTTCAAGTACTTGGTCAAGTTGTTGCAACATAGTACGAGAAAGGTCTGGCATTTGAGTTTCAAATTGCAGAATTTGTGCAGTTGCAGGTGTTACCATTTGATAGATTTGTGTAACACGTTGCTTATTGATTTCATCTGATGGCAACAACATTGAAGTTGGGTCAATAATGAATTCAATTCTATCAGACATGTGTCCACGATTGCCAAGAATTGTAAACAACTCACTTGCAGGCATCAGGTAGTCATCTGGAAGCTCTTGTACAGAGTCTTGTTCACCAGATGTATCACTTTCCATCATCTTAATGTCGAAGTTGAGTGGAATCTTTTTAGAGTAAGCATACTTAGTAGCTTTACTCTTCGGTTTAACATATTCTTCTCCAGTTTCACCATTGTCTCCTTCTTCGTTAAGGTCATAACTAATACTCATCGGGTCATCAGTAGCAATATCTTCTTCAACTACAGATACGAAGTATCCAGGGTTTAATTTAACGAATTGTTTAAGCTGTTCGTCACCACTAAGTAGAATTACTTTATCAACAGTATAGATTTGTCGAATCCATGACCATGTTGCATACGCATCTTGTTGTAGACATGACACAACATTGTTTCGTGGAATAATAAGTCGAGACTGTGCAGCTTCTTTCATGATTACAGTAGCTCCAAGAGTTCCTTCTCCAGCAGTACCAGCAAGAATATCGTTGATACCAGTGTTGTCTGCAATCTTCTGCTTTTGACTGTCTGCAAAGATAAGTGATTGCTGAACGTTACCTGAAGTCTTAATAACATCAATAGATGTTCCTTGTCCTTTAGGGTTAATAACGTTTGGTCCTCTTCGGTATGTCATTTCTCCTACTCCAGTGTTTGTTCCGAAAAGTAATGGAGAGATTTCTGCTTCAACTTGTTCTGCTGAAAGTCCTTCAATGTAGTTGTACATCTCAACGTTTCCTCGCATCAATTCTACAAGCCCAACACCGTAAGGGTCACTAGGGTTTTCTGTAAAACAGTTAGCCCATTGTACGTGTCCAAATCCTTCATCGTTAGGCATTTCTCCTTCGTAGATTGGATAGTTACCACAAGCAACGCAGTATTTGTTTAAGATTGGGTTTTCGTAATAACGAATAACAACGAACTCTGATTGTTGATTAGGGTCAATTTCAGTGTCTGTGTTTGTGTTTGCATACTCTAACTTAAAGTATTTAGAGTCTTCGTACTTTTCATGGAATGTTTCAGCCTTTTGGTCAATTTCATAAACACATTCTCCACGAGACCATTGGTCATAAATATTTACAGAAGAACCAATCCAGATTCTTCGTGGGTCGAGAGCCTGACGGTAAATATCGTCATAAATAATTCGTGGTACTCCTTTACTTTCATGTTCAATCTTTCTTGGGAATACTCGGTATGCACCGAAACCTGAACTAAGAACGTTGTAGTAAAAGTATTGAAGCGTGTTAAGTCCGTTAGCGAGTGGATTTGTCCATGTTCTCTTCCACATTTCATATGCTGTACGAGAATAGATTTTATCTGAAGAAAGAACTGTTGCATCTGGTACTTTACCAGCTAAAACTGAAACAGCAGTAATAATTTTAGAGAAAGCAACTGGTTCATTAGAAGCAGGTACTCTATTTGCTTCGTTTTCTGTGTTTCGGTTGATTACTGGGATTTGTGTATAAGAACCACCTTCATAAATAAACGAATAAGCCACACTTGTAGTAGCTGAAGGCATTGATGAGTTATACGTTGCAGTGTTTACAAGGTTTTTATCCATGTAAGCAAGAATATTGTCATACTTCTGTCGGTATTTTGTTTGCTTGAAAGACTTCTTGTATTTATCAAGCTTTGTTTGTAGTTTATTACCCTGTTTGATTTTATCTTTTATCTCTTTTGGTACATCACCACCAATTTCGTATGAATCCAACATGTCTTGTGCATCCTGTTCAATACTAGATACTTTCTTTTTTGCCATAGTTTTAATAAGCGTATACGTGATTAATAGTGCCTTTATTATCACATAGATTAATTAATTTGTCAAGTTATACCTATCTATTTAGTTTCATGAATATTAAATCCATTTTAGTAGATGGTTTTGCTTGAGTGTTTTGTTGTTTGAAGTTTTCTACGTACCAAAGTTTACGAACCATATAGGCAATAGCTGTAGCCATGATAACGTCATCATGTTTTCCTAGTACCGCCTCTGGTTTACCTCGTGAGTTACGTACAAATGAAATCATTTCATCTAAAAGTGGTGCTTGAGTGAACGCAACGTCTGTAAATACAGAGCGAAGTTCAGTAAGCATTGAATCACGAGACTGTCTGTCAGTACGCCATCCAAAAGAGTTTGCAACTTGCTTAGTTACGTCATCAATACGCTGTCTGTAATAAAGGTTGGTGTATCCTGAGCGTTCCAGTTCATTGTTTACCCAGAGTCCATCTTTGTTTACTTCTACTGCTAATAATGCGTTGTTATACCAGTTACCAACTGCAATACATACCTCATAGAACTCATCTGGAGGTATTTGAGACTTATAGATAGCTTGTATTTCACGTGTTTCAACATCAATTACCGTAAGTGTAGAGTAGTCTCCATTATG